CCCTTGAGATCAGCGTTACGCCACCCTGAACCAGATGTGGGAAGTTCCACTTGTGTAGTAGTTGTCGTTGGTTCATGTTGCGGCAACCCTTGAATGAAATACCAATTGAACGTCCGCTCTTGGCCGAAAGCGGACAGCCGGAATTGCTCAGTCTAAGAGGTTGTTGCTCTAAAAGCAAGTAGAGGGTCGGAAGCGAACGGAGTCTCGTCTTTCCCTAGAAATGAGACGATCCCCTCGTTAGTGTTGGGCCTCCATTTCACCGGGGGTCCTCATGTCGTCGTTACCAATCACACCAGCCGCAATGCTCGCAAAGTACCTGGAGGCAGAAGCGGCCGTCCTTGCGGGTAAGACCATCACCTTCCAGGGGCGGTCGATGAGCATGGAAAATCTGGATCAGATCCGCGCCGGTCGCAAGGAATGGGAGCAGAAGGTCGGCCAGCAAGATGCGCGCACCGCAGGCCGGCCATCGTTTGGCGGCATGCCGTTCTCGGTCGCTAGCTTCAACCGGGAATAATCATGGAAGCGAAGTCGAAGATCCCGCTGAACGTGGTCGACCAGGTCGTCGCGTTCTTCTCGCCTGCGGCAGGCGCCCGGCGCCTGGCCGCGCGCAACGTGCTGAACCAGTACGAGGCGGCTAAGCCGTCCCGCAGCCGGAAGGGCGCCAAGGACGGGCGCCCGCCGAACGCCCAGGTACAGCAAGGCGCCGTTGCCCTACGTGGCCTGGCCCGCCACCTCGAGCAGAACCACGACATCGCTCGTGGCGCGCTGCGCGTCCTGATCAACAATGTCGTCGGGCCAAACGGAATCGGCATCGAGCCGCAGCCCCGGCGGAAGGACAACACCATCCACGAGGAATATGCTGCCGCGTTGCGCAAGGCGTACCGTGACTGGGCACAGAAACCGGAGGTCACGCAGCGGCACACCTGGAGCAAGGCGCAGCGCCTGGTGTGCAAGACCTGGATCCGTGACGGCGAGTGCTTTGCGCAGCGTCTCATCGGTGCTGTACCGTACCTCGACCATGGCACCAAGGTGCCGTATTCGCTCGAGCTGTTCGAACCCGACATGATCCCCTTGGACTACCACGACCCCGGTCGCGGCATCCAGCAGGGTATTGAGCGGAACACCTGGGGCAAGCCGACCGCCTACTGGGCATACAAGGATTTCCCCGGGGAGTCGTTCACGAAGCGCGGCTACGAGTTGAAACGGGTCGAGGCCAGCCGCATGCACCACATCGCATCGGTCGATCGCATCGGGCAGATGCGCGGCGTCTCGGAATTTGCCAGCGTGATCACGCGGCTTGAAGACATCAAGGACTACGAGGAGTCCGAGCGCGTGGCGGCCAAGGTAGCGGCCAGCCTTACTGCGTACGTGAAGCGGGGCGCGCCCGAAGACTTTTCAGCCGGTGCCGATGGCACGGACGGCAAGCCGCGCGAGCTGCACTTCTCGCCAGGCATGATCATCGATTCGCTCGCTGCCGGCGAGGAGATCGGCATGATCGATTCCAACCGTCCAAACCCGAACCTGGTCACATTCCGACAAGGCCAGCTGCGCGCTGTCGCCGCCGGCCTGGGTGGCAGCTACTCGAGCATCGCGCGTGACTACAGCGGCACCTACTCCTCCCAGCGTCAGGAGCTGGTCGAGCAGTGGATCCACTACGCAGTCTTGTGCGACGAATTCGTTGGCCAGTTTGTTCAGCCAACCTGGAACGACTTCGTTCAGGCCGCGCACCTGTCCGGGGTCGTGCCGATCCCGCGCGACGTCGACCCTGAAACCGCTGATGATGCGCTGTTCGTCGGGCAGTCGATGCCGTGGATCGACCCGCTGAAAGAGGCGCTTGCCTGGCACTCCCTGGTCGAAGACGGCTTCGCCAGCGAAGTCGAAGTCATGCGCAAGCGCGGCGCCAATCCGCGCGATGTGCTCGAGCAGATCCAGGCGCACCGGGAGGAGTGTCGTAAGAAGGGGCTGATTTTCGCTTCTGATTTCGCCAATAAGGACAAAGGCACGCCTGCAGCGGCGCCGCCGAAAGACGACAAGCCGGACGAGGACAAGCCGGATTGACTGCCTCACCGAAACCGCCTGCAGGCGGTTTTTTTTACGACCGTACTTGGCCGATAAAAATTGTCTCATTTCTCCCTAGAAATGAGACTGCCAGACAAACACACTACAGCCTTCAAACACGACAGCAATCGACAAGGACTGACGATGCCAGCACCGACAGACGACCAGAACAAAACGCCGCAGTGGTACACGATCCGTGCAAAGGCGGGCGGCCAGGCCGCGGCAAACGGAGCGCCCCAGGCTGCTGCCGCCGAGATCCTGATCTACGGCGACATCGGCGAAAGCTGGTACGGCGACACGATCGCCGCCAGCAGCTTCGTGCGCGAGGTGGCTGCGCTCGACGTGGAGCAGATGACCGTGCGTATCAACAGCTATGGCGGCTCGGTCACCGACGGCATCGCAATTCATAACTCGCTCAAGCGTCACAAGGCGCATGTCACGACCGTGGTCGACGGCATTGCGGCGTCCATCTCCAGCTTGATCGCCATGGCTGGCGACACGGTCGAGATGGCCGAGAACGCACAGCTGATGCTGCATGCACCGTGGGGCTACAACTCGGGAAATAGCGCGGCAATGCGCGACTTCGCCGATATGCTCGACAGCTGGGCTGACTCGATGTCGACCACCTACGCAGCCAAGACCGGTACCGACAAAGCCGAGATCCTGGCCCTGCTCATGGACGGCAAGGACCACTGGTACACGGCCGAGCAGGCGCTCGAAGCGAAGTTCGTCGACGCCGTGATCACCGGCCTGCCGATCGCCGCCATGGCGCACATGAAAGATTCCATCAAGGCGCGGTATCAGTCGTTCCCGCAGCCAACCACCAAGGCGGCAGCTGCCGCGACTCAACCACCACAGAAAGAGATCCAAACCATGACGGAAGAAGAAAAGAAGGCGGCCGCCAAGGCTGCAGCCCAAGCCGCGCTGGCTGCCGACAAGGAACGCCGCTCGGGCATCGCGGCTGCGTTCGCTAAGTTCACCGGTACGACCGGCGTGTCGGCCCTGATGACGACCTGCGCGGACGATCACGACTGCACCCTCGAGCAGGCAAACCAGAAGCTGCTGGCCCACCTGGGCAGCGGCGCGACGCCTGTCGCTGGCGGCCGGATCGTCACCCTGGAAGACGAGCGCGACAAATTCCGCACCGGCGCCCAAGCATCGATGCTGGCCCGTGCCAACATCGCCAAGGACGACGCTGCGAACAACTACCGCGGCTTCTCCGTGATGGACCTGGCGCGCGAATGCCTGGTCCACGCCGGCATCAACATGCGCGGCATGGGCAAGATGGACGTGGTTGCGGCCGCCTTTACCCACACCAGCTCGGACTTCCCGCTGCTGCTGTCGAACGTCGCGAACAAGTCGATGATGAAGGGCTACGAAGAAGCGGAAGAAACCTTCCAGCTGTGGACCACTGCCGGCAGCCTGGGCGACTTCAAGCCTGGCCTGCGCCTCGACATGAATACCTTCCCGACGCTCGACCGTATCCAGGATGGTGGCGAGTACCGTTACGCCGAGATCGGCGAACGCGGCGAGACGGTCCAGCTGGCGACCTACGGCAAGATGTTCAACATCACCCGCCAGACGATCATCAACGACGACCTGAACACCTTCACCAAGCTGCCGAAACTGATGGGCCGCGCCGCAATTCGCACCGTTGGCGACCTGGTCTACGCAATCCTGACCAGCAATCCGAAGATGGCCGACGGCAAAGCACTGTTCCACGCCGACCATAAAAACATTCTCGCCGGCCTGGGCATCACGACCGACAGCACCGACGCCATGCGCGTCGCGATGGGAACGCAGACCGACGGCACCGCGACTGCGCTCAACATCCGCCTGGCCCACATCCTCGTGCCGATCGCCCTCGAAGGCAAAGCCAAGGTCGTACGCGACAGCGAATTCGAAGTCGGCGCAGGAGCGCGTAACAACACCGTGCCGAACTCGATGCGCGGCGGCTTCGAAGTGATTTCGGATGCTCGCCTCGATCTGGCGTCGAAGACTGCCTGGTACGGCGCCGCAAATGGTGCGCAGCACGACACCGTCGAAGTCAGCTACCTGGACGGCCAACAGGCGCCCACGCTGGAACAGCAGGACGGCTGGACCCGCGATGGCGTCGAATTCAAGGTGCGTCTGGACGCCGGCGTGAAAGCGCTGGACTTCCGCACCCTGGCCCAGAACCCAGGCGCAGCGTAATCACTTAACCCGGGCGCCACGATGTGGCGCCATCTGAATCGAAGGAATGAGCATGGCGAAGAATTATGAGCAGGAAGGCGAGGTCATCGACTTCACGGCAGGCGGTGCTGCAATCCCCGCCGGCGCGATCGTGGTGATGAGCAAGCGCATCGGTGTCGTCCTCGGGGATATTCCGGCGTTGGGCACTGGCTCGGTGTCGGTCACCGGTGTGTGGAAGCAGAACAAGCTGGCGTCGGACGTCATCGCCCAGGGCGATGAGCTCTACTGGGATGACGCCGCCGACCGTATGACCAAGACGGCAGGTGCCAACGTCATGGCTGGCTACGCCACCAAGGCGGCCGGCGCCGGCGTCGATACCGTCAGCGTCAAGATCAACGCCTGATGTTCGACGAGCTCGAGGCGCGACTGAACCGCTTGGCGATGGAGCGCCTCGCCAACGCCACTGCAGTGATCAATGGCGAAGCCGTCCCGGTGATCTTCGACGCCGAGTACCAACTAGGCACCGTCG